ACTTAGTAACCAAATACGGCTCAGCTATTGTGCCTTCTAGCCATTCAACTCTTTCACCATTTGGATCAATAACATCATCGCCATTTATGTAATGGAACTTATCTAATATCGCATCAATTGACGATTCTCTTACTGTCTCAACTATCTCGCTAGATATATTACTTTTTACCCATTTTACGAATTCGCGTTCATTCTTGATAACCCACTTAAACTTAGGCTTACTGGTAGTCACATAGGCAATTACATCATCACCATATTCAGCTTTTACTCTGTCTGCACCTATCTTGTCCATCTCTGTCTGTAGTGCAGCTCTTAGCCTATCCTTGGCCTTCTTAGCCTCATCAGCTATCAGACTTACCGCTGCCAGTTCTAGGCTCAGTTCTTTGATTCCCATTGCGCTCCCTTTCTTCTTGCCTTCTTAATCTGGTCTCAAGTGATGCCAGATTGATACCACAATCCTTGGCGATAAACTCCTTATCAAATCCCCACTCCATTAATTGACGAATATATCTAATAGAGTGAGGTCTGCTCATCGTTGTACAGCCTTTCCATAGTTGAGTTTCCTGTCCAGTATTTTACGCTGATTTGCTCAAAACCAGCTGCTAATCGACATACTCGACACTTACCCGATTTCATCTTCCATCCACCGCATTGCTCGCAACGAACAATATCGTCCTCTTTACTAGCTACGCGATCTGATGGATAGATGATGCGCTGAAGGAAACATCGCTGGCACTCGACCAACCATACTTCCTCAGGCGCTTCTGCGACATCCTCAGTGTTAAACCGCTTTAATTCGATATGCGGTGTAACTAGCTTGCAATTGCTGCAAGGAAAAGGGTGTGCGTCTTTAATCATTTCTGAAAGACCCAATGCCCATCTGAACCAATACGCATCCACTTAGCAGGATGGCCAGACTTAGGAACTGGGCAGACCCAGCCTCTATATTCCTTGCCTTCCTTAGTGCCTTGCTTGAGAATCATTGGCCCACATCCGTTAGAACATAGTGGCAATTCATCAATTATCTCAGCACCTAACGCATCTGCTACAGCAGTAACATCCCAGACAATTGGCTCAGGGTCATTGGGGCGCTGTTCTTTTATGAATTCCGCAAGAGCTGGCTTAGTCGTTTCAATTGCCTTCTTTGGGCTTTGTTTAGTCTTAGCGAAGTATCCAGCGAGGTTAAGTGCGCGTCCCAACGCTCCAGTTTCCGCAAGCTCAAGTGCATATTGCTTTGATTTAGACTCACTGGATAGACCTGTAGTCCAAGGGTGTAAGTCAGCTTCAGTGCGATATAGCTCAGTTTTAATGATATAGACATCGCAATTAGCCACAAGCGACTCCGCCAAGATATGAGTCTTAATTCTATAATCTGGATAAGCATTTATAAACTCCTTTAATCGGTCTTGCACACTTACATAATCATCAAGGTAATTGGACATCTAATTTCTCTCTCCCTGCGAATTGATTTATCGCATCTTCTAACTGTTCTTTCAATGAGTAAAATGTGCCATCTGGCCAGTTTTGTGCATCATCGGCGCAAGGCTGGCAATAGAACCTAACCTGTGCTTTACGAAGCGGTGTCTCGCTTTGGACTTTCCAGACTGCTGGTGTTGTAGCTCTTAAATCCCATCCATTCTTATTTTGTCCCCAGCGATATTTACAGTAATCGCAGTATTGATTGCTATTGTGATTGCGAGTCAGACTCAATGTCGTCCCAATCTTCTGGTGTCGAAAATCGTAATCGACCCAAGATAGCGGCGTATCCAATGAGATCGAGATACGAATCCTCGCGCTCTGGACTTTCCACCATTCTTGAGAGTTTTGTTGCAATAGCAATAAGTGCCAATTCAGATGGGTCTCTGAGCTGAATACCGAGTGCTCTCGCGATTTTGTAAATGCGTAATAAATTGTGCCTCGGGTCGCCATACTCGATGCCCCTGTCGAATAGTGTGTTTCCAGCACTTTCGAGCCATTCATTTAATGATTTCTGTGTATCGGACACTTGCTCTCCCTCTCTTATATCCTTCATTAAAGGCTTTAGCTTTGGCTGAACTCCAAAGAGCCCATAAGTAAAGGCCGAAGAATGGAACGCCGATGGTTATTGCAAAGACTTGCGTATCAGATAAATTAGGAAACATCTGCACTCACCCCATATTTATCAAGCCAGTATGCAGATATTTCAGCCTTAGATAGACGGCCTCGAAGTTGCTTCTTACCCATCCGCTCTTTAGCGAATCGTCTTATTATTGATCCCTTAACCCAATTTGTCTCATCAGTCCAAGCCCCTGCTTGAGAATCAAATCGAATAAAAGCTACTTTATTTATCATTTTGCTCCCGTTCTGTAATCCACAAATGGATTTACGGGCTAAATGTATTTGCTTAAATCTATTTAGACAAGCAATAGCTCGGCGAGTCGGATATCAAAGAAGCCACATAACCTTTCGGAATGGGCTTTGTTGCTAAAATCGGTTGTAATCGGCAGACTCTTAAGAACCCACTCAGGCTCAATTAGAGCCCCTAAGTCGAACTGGTAGATGCCCTTAGGCGTCGCATTGATATAAAGGGTCTTAGCGCCTGTCCTAGCCCTTATATCGGCCAGATAATCCCACTTCTTCTTCTCAATCAATAGGCGGTCGTAATGCGTTCTACGGCATTTGAGCTCGATATAAGAATCGCTAGTAATGCCATCTGCTCGGTCGGTCGCTGATAAGGGCGTCAAGTCTGGGTAAAGCGACTTGAGAGCCTCAAATAACTCGACTTCCCTAAAGTAGATTAGTTATCTTCCTCGCCATCTTCCCAACCAATTTTCTTTATTGGGTCATCGGCTGGCACTATCCAATCAGGATAAGAGCTACGATCCATAGCGAAAGCCAGCGAAGTTCCTTCATCCATACCAGCTCTGCGACAAGCTTTATAAACTTCATTGGCAGCAATAGCCCAAAAGTCAATCTTTGTTAAAGGCGTCTCTTTAGTAGTGCGCTTACGCTTTACTGGCTTCTTACTTACGCGCTTTCGCGTTGCCATTTCTGACCCCTCTCGCTAGGGCCAATTCTAGCTGAGACTCCATTTTATCAAGGCGCGACACTATTGGAATATTCTCCAATTTAATTATGTAGCGAAGGCCAGCAATTAGTAGGGCAATTGATCCCAAGACTGACGCAACTAGGGTTGCTAATTCAGATGCAACCATTACCGGACTTTGCCGTAGCGCTCGTAGTTAGGGTTTAGCCAGTTGATGATGCTAGGCAAGACTGACACTAGAGCGGCATTTGCAATCGCATTGAGGTCGAATCCCACCGCTAGGTAAGTCGCTAGTGCTGTCGCTAGGAATGTCTTTGCCCAGCTTTCGGCCATCTTTTTTAGGTCGCTCATTCTTTTCTCCTTCTAGGTCAAAATAACTGCTGTCTTTGTCTCCCAAAGTTGTAAAGCTAATATGGAAATGCGAACGATGCGGATTAGGGCCTGAGTATTTACGCCGCTTCCAGCCCAGTATTGGGCTCATAATCTTGCCATCGTAGATAATATATTTGATGCGCTTATCGCCTCTTTTGGCGCACTTACGAATTTTCTCAACCAACGCATAAGCTTCTTCTTTGTGGGCGTTTAAATCTGCATCAATGTCTAAAGCTCTGACGATTCCTCTTGCGTCTGGTATATGGTCAGAACTGCCCTTTGCAAGATGCCGAGCATCAGCCACCCAGCCATCAGACTTACGATCCCTATCAGGATAATCATCATCTATCTGATTCCTTAGTTGCTGCCCAGCCTTGCATAGCTTTGCCATATCAATTGATTATAAGACTACTTTGGCACAATCCCTCAAGATTATGCTAGAAGCAGTTTAGCCTCATCCTCAGTAATGCCTAGCCGATTAAGCAAGGCTGCCTTTTTAGCGGCCTTTTCTGAATCTTGCTCAGCTTTCCAAGCATCGTATTCAGCAAAGCCTGCCTCAAACTCAGTTTTAGTTAAAGGCGCAACGCCTTCATCTAAACGAATAGAATCAAAATCATTTTCTGTTATAACCCAACCGCCATTAGGTCGCAGCATTGATAAAACTTGTGAACCTGTTGACATATTATGCACCTATTTCTAAAAGTATTATTGACGAAGCATTGCTATTTTCTTGAACAGTAATAGTATTACTGTTCAATGTATTCTGAACAGCAAATTGTGTTTTATATGTTGTGGAAGATGTAGTGCTCGGCGAATCTAAGTAACTTGCTGAATAAGTCAAACGAAAATTCATTAATGTTGCTCCATTGGCTTGCACATAAGCATTGTAAAAGGGGGCAGAAGCATTATTATCGCCAAATATGTAAGTGCTACCTCTTAATAGCCTAAATGCACCACCAGCAGCATTACTAGTAGAATCAACTCTAAAATAATGTACGGACATAATTAAAATTTTTGAAGTTGCAGAAGTAGGAGTAATTGAAGCAGTCAAACCTGTATCAGCCCAAGTTGTAGAAGTTGAAGAAGTTGCAGTTGTATGAGTTGCGCTAACTACCTGCAACACTTTTCCACCACTAGCAGGGGCAGCCCACTTAATTTTGCCATCA